CATGAGTTGGGTATTTGGCTTGAAAGGGCTCTGCGTATTGCTGTATGTTATCCGCAATCTTTTTCATGTCCCATGTGTTGCAGAATTTCAACATGCGAATACCCACCTGATCCACTGTTTTGGCCACAGCGTTGGCTTGGATAGTTTCTTTGATCTTTACTTTTACATCTTGGGGTTGTGCCGTTAAATCGCACAGTTGCACGTTACGTTGATAATCTTCTAGAACTCTGTGTTCTTGCCCATTGTGGTCCACCCAACGTTGCAGCATGAGATTGTTCCACGCGAAGCCTTTGCTTTTACGATCTTCAAACGCTTCAGTAAGACCAACTTTGTTTTTAGAACCTTTAGTACGCACACCTGGATACGCCGAGAACACATTATCGCTGGTATCACCACGCATACATTTCTCAAACAGCATCCACTCTGGATCTTGCGCTGGCTTTGGCTTGCCTGTTTTTTTGTCTTTAACGGGTTTACCTTTTGCATCAAAGATACCTTCATGGGTAATATGTAAATCACCTACGCCGTTATACTGACTAACGGTGGGGCCAATCAGTTGTGCAAAATCTCCGTCTGTGCTAATAATAACATGTTTTGCATCTGGATGAGCCTGTATCCACCCAGCAATCAAATCGTCAGCTTCTAGATTGGGATGTTGCATAACAGTGGCATTGGTCTTTTCTGTAATGAAATCTTTAAATTGATCAAATGCTTCCCAGAACAACTTGTCTTCATCTTGTTCTTTCTGTGTCATGGCATCGCGTGTTTCTTTGCGATTGGCTTTGTACGGCTTGTAATAGTCCTTACGCCAGCTTCGACCCTCGAGGCAGAACACCACATGGCTGCCACCGAAGTCTTGCCATGCCTTTTTGATACTGTTAAGTGTGATGTGAAATGCCATGCCTAATTTAATATCGGCAGAGCCTTGAACCACGTGTCTAGCACGAAAGAAAGTGTTTGCAGTATCTACAATAATATGTGTCATTCAACTTCGGCTTTGCCGTTTCCTAATCTGTTTACGTTAATATAACCGCCAATCGATTGCTTGGGATCTTGACCAGCTTCGGCTAGCATGTTGCCTGCCAGATCTCTAAACCAACGATCAACAATTTCTTCATCAGGATCACCGTCGTAACCGTAACCTGCTTGTTTCAATTGTACTATAAATGTTTCGTTCCAGTCAAGCTCAAAGAAGCCGTTACGCACATTATCTGGATTCACTTTGGTTTCTAAAACCGCAACATAGGGCTCACCGCGTTCTGTGGCACGAGCCTTTGGAGACATCTTTGCTTCTTGTTCAGCTGTTTGTGCTTTTGCTGTGGCAGCAACGGCTTTAGCTTCCATGTCTTTGAGAAGTTGTAAGTTTTCCTCCAACTTGTCAATTCCCAACATTTTTTTGAATAAATTTTTAATCATTTTTCTTTTCCATACAGTTGCAATCTCTGCCTTGCCTACAATTACCAGTACAGGCACTGTTGCTATTTTTCATCCAATGCAACAGCATGGCAATTAACACCGCCCATCCCATAAAGAAACAAAGCATGAACCACATGTTAGGTACCCCAGGCGTTGCGCCAAATATCCACTTGCAATCGTGGACTATAACGATAGCCACGACGCATGGCCAGTTCAGCCACTTGCTTGGTGTTGAGATTGTAAGTTGTTTCTGTGCCGCCTACGGGCATCAAGTACACTGGGCCAGTAAATCCAGCAGCTCTGTAGTGATCCACAGCACGATCTACTTCTACCACATCATCTTCAGTGCTCACAACAAATTTCAAATACACGCTACCAACCTCTTCATAACTGGCAACAACATCCGGCTTGATGGCATCTTCCCAAGACTCTCCGCTACATGTTAGTTTAGGACTCACACTAAATGTAAACAAACTAACGGTGCTGCCAATATCAAACAACCACGATCTAAATTCCTCTGTCAACGCCTGAGTACCATTTGTCTCATAAGTGACATTGGTAAGGCCTTTGTTTTGACAAGCGGCCAACAGTTCAGGATACACACGTTGCCAACCCAGCAATGGCTCACCACCAGTGATTACCAAATGAATGTCATGACCATCTGGTTGCATCCACAAGTTGTTGGGAATTAGACTTTCCATCTTGGCCAATACTTCATTGGTTTCCATCATGGGACTGAGATGTTTGAATTTTGGATGCCATGATGCATAACTGTCGCATCCAGTTTCAGCCAACGGCAGATCGTCATAGGTGTTGTAAAGATGCACCACTTCTGCAATGTCATCCGGTTCAGTTGTTTTTTGTCCTTTTGGCATGGCAAAACCACGACATTCAAAATTGCAACCAAATGTACGCAAGAAAACGCTAGGCACTCCTGCATAGCGTCCTTCACCTTGTAGGCTATAAAAAATCTCAGCTACTTTCAATTTACTCATGTTCGTCCTGTTCTAAAAATTGTGATACTTGATGCTCCGCATCTTGAATTGATTCGGCCCATACTTCAAATGTTGCAATGCCATTCTTGGCACTGAGATCAAATGGTACAACACCACGTGGCAACCAGTTTGCGCCAACTTCGCGTTTGATCTCAAACTTATTTAGGTCTGTAGTTTTCATACGGTATATTAATTCATCAGTCAGTTGTTTTGCGTTTGTCATCTGCTTTTTTCCTAAATTGTTCTACATCTTCCACGGCACTTAGCAGTGTATGAGCATAATTAAATGCCTGCTGACGAGTCATATGCACTGTAGATTCGGTATCAACGTAACCTTTAGTGAGCAATGTCCACATGTGATTCCAACGTGTTTTTGACCACCAGTTCGTTTTACCTGTAGTGTACACAGTAACTACAACATCATGATCGTCTGCTTCTACCCACACATTGTGATTGTGAGATTCATCATGACAATTACAAGCGATTCGATAAACTTTTGAGTCGCCCCAGTCGTTTGTTTTCATTATGCCCTCAGCAGGTATTTGCAATTCTAGCGTTTTCATTTTGAAGCATATTCCTGTTGCATTTTGATGTTGTCAAAGAATTCTTTCTTTGCACCTGGATCAGTTTTAAATGATCCTTGTAGCACTGTAGTCTGTGTTAGACTAGAGTGTGCCATGATACCACGATTCTCACAGCAACCATGTGTGGCCTGGATATAAACGCCTAGGTTTTCGGCTCCAGTGGCTTTTTGGATTTCTCGAGCAATGTCGTTGCACAATTCTTCTTGTAATGTACCGCGACGAGCACACCACTGTGCTATTCTGGTATATTTAGACAAACCAATAAGTTTACTAGCGGCAATGATACCGATGTAGGCAACCCCAGTAACAGGCTGGTGATGATGACTGCACATGGAACGTAGCTCACTACGAACCACGAGCATGCCTTCGTAGCGGTCTACAGAGTCGTTAGGAAAAGCTGTTGCGTCTGGTGCTGGTTCATATCTTCCTGCCATTATTTCGTTGAAGTACATTTTAGCCAATCGTTTAGCCGTACCTTTTGAGTTTGGATCGTTCTCTCTATCAATAAGCAAACTATCAAGCACCTTTTCAAATGCCGGCGTTGCTTCTTCAATTAATTTTTCTATGTCGCCTTCGTGCAAATAATCACTAATATTATCTCCAGCCCAGAATCTTTTACCATCGCGTTTCATTTTAAAACGCAAATGGCTTCCAAGATATGCTTCTTCGTAGCCTTTGTCATCATCGCCTTGTTGTTCAGCGCCTGCAAGAATGCTTTTGTATGTTTGGGATTCAGTCATTATTACTCCTATGTTAGTATTATATAGGTTTATTTAGGTTTTTGCAAGTTATTTTCTGCTCGAAGTTTCCTACATGCTTCTTTGACAGGGATAGGAAAATCTGGATTTATTTCCGATATGCTACAATCGTACTTTACAGTGATATCGGGATGCTCAGTCACATACCATGCTGTATAAGCACAGGCCATTAATGCACAGGCCAGTGCAATGATCACGTCCCAATTTTGTCTGATAGCAGAATTTTGCATAGGTGGTAGTCTTTTTTTGATTTGAATCTAAACAGCATACAATCTTCGTAAGGGTGGCTTGTGAAGCGATTTCCTGGCAATCCAAAAATTTCAACAACATCAGCACATACTTCATTCCACCAGTATTTGTCTTGATTTTGCCAAACAAGTTTTATTTCCCAAACTTTATCTACGGTCATCATTTTGCAGCATTCTCAATTCGTCTTTCAAATAGTCGAGATAGTCTGCAAGCACTGTTCTTTTCTTTTCAGAATTGTCTTCAGTCATAGACTCGTTAAGATCTTTTTCTACACGAGTTATTTTTTCTTGTAGTATTTCGATGTCGTTGTTCATTTTTTATACCTGATACCGCTTGCACCGCCTAGCAATATTGCAAAGGCAGCCCACGTTTCCCACGTGAGTGGAATGTGTAATATTGGAAACAGTGTGTTCAACGCCCAAATGCCCAGTATGGGCCCAAGTGCAATGGCAATCACAACTAGTGCAATGCCCAGTATAAGTTTC